TGCGTTGTAATAAAAGCTGCTACGCCACCTTCTCGCAGCTTGCGTGCTGTTTTGGCAAAATAATAGTTGTGCAACGACAGCCCCTCGATGCCATCAATTGCATCAATGACTTTATTCGCATTGAACGGCACGTTTGAAATGGCTATGTCAAAAAAATCTGCTGGATACGGCGATTCTTGATATGCAACATTCAAATGTCGAACAGAAGGGTACAAATGCTTTGCTACACGACTTGAGGATGGATCAAGGTCAATTGCGTGCATTTCTGCTCGCTTAAACATAGAATCTGGCATTGTGCCCCAAAATATACCGCTTCCTTCCGATGGCTCTAACACTCGCAACTTGCCTGCCTCGGGCAAGACTCTTTCAAGGAACTTCCAAATTGACCTTGCAATCGACGGATCAGTGTAGTGTGAGTATCTCGTGCTTTTCCTTGCCTGTTCGTACTGACGTGGCGACATAGACATGGCGAGGCGGACTCTGTACTTGTTTAGCGCAAGCTCTCGCTTAACCGTATCTTCTATTTGCTCGTCTGTCCGACCCTTCTTTTTCCCTGTGCTTCTGACCCATTGCTCTACCACCGAATCAAGCTGCTCAAAAGCCTTTTTGTTCCATTCGTCACGATCTCTAGCTTTTATGCTCAGAAGATGGCTTTCTCTAATAAAAAACTGCTTCAAATGCCCCCATCCAGTGTATTGAGCAATAATCTCTTGCTCCTCTGGAGTAGCGTGTCTATTTTCAGACTCAATCAAATTCATGACTTCAATCGCTTCAATGTTGCGATTGAGCTTTGTGATTGCGCCTCCTGAAAGCCAATCTGGTTTTTCGCCGATTCGGTAATTGCTCAGTAGTCCGGCAGGTGAAGATATTCCCTGTCTATTTCCTCCTGTATCTGCATCCGGCTTGCTCCCTGCATCGTCAGAACTTGTTCCTTCTGCAATATCTCCTCGCTTACTCCCTGAACGTAACTTTCCAGAATTCCTTCCTTTTCTAGGCGTTTTACCACCTTTGGACGATTCCTCCTCCAAAGTTGCAGAATCATCGTTGCGTGGGGAGTTAATGTTGTTTTCTCGGTCATATAGATCACCTTTCTCCTTTATGTAATCGTCAAACGTGCCGCCACGTTCGGGAACCATTCCCATTCGATAAGCCACTTCCCACGCTCTTTCCAAATATCTCTTGATTTTTGGCAAAAGCTGTGGACCGGCTTTTATTACAGACTGCTCAACAAACGCACCGAAAGTCAAAGTGTTAGCTTTGATCTCACTTAGAACAATCTTAACAGCCAAATTAGCAAGCTCTGGGTCTAAACCAGAACCAAGTTTCGACTTTGCTTGTTCAAGGAAGCTTTTCCATAAATCATCAGCTTCTTTTCTGGCTTGTTCAGCAGCAAGCTTCAACTTTGTTTTTGGCGCTGTCGTGTCTTTTCTGCCCGTTTTCTTGCTTAGATTAGATTTCGGCTCATTTTGTGGTGGATATTCGTAAGTATCGTTCAACAGTGCAGTCAGGTTTTTATCCACGTTTTTAATTTCCAAAGGCATTGCTACTGCAACAACTTCATCGTTAACGCTGTATGCGACAATGCCGCGTGCAACCTTCAAAGCAGGCGCATCACCCCACATCTTTGCGTCAGGGTGTTTCTTCATAATAGTGTCGTGATACTTTTTGTCTAAAACAATCAATCCTCCCATTTTGCTTTGCAGGACTACCTCTCTGTCTGAAATCTGCCCTCCACGAAAGCCTACGACTGACATCTGGTTAGATTGATATCGCATTAGCTCCTTGGCCGCATTTATATGATCTTCAATCTTGAAAGCTTTAGCGTTAACCTCTTTCGTTTTTACGTTTGCAAAAATGCTTTCTTTGTCTTTTTCGCTTACCTTAACAAGAATACGACCGTCCGTATACCATCCTGTTGTCTTTAGTGTCTCTATAGCACGATCTTCATGTCTTCCTGTCATGTACTTAGCAAGCTGTTCGTTTGACAGGGCTAAGTTTTGCGGATCAAATCGGAATATGATTTCATCAAAATACGGATCATACTTTTCGGAAAGAATTAGCGACGCAATTTTTTTAGCCTTAACTAAATCCTCAATTCCTGATGCTATCTTCTCTTTGCTAAAATCATTCTCAATAGACCAATAATTCCAAATTTTGTTTTTGTATAAAGCAACAGACTTATTTCCAAAAGTTGCTATAATTTTTCTTGACGCCAATTTATTTTGAAAGTTTTTAATTTCAACAAAATCTGGCTTTTCCTCTTTAGGCTGCGACTTGTTTTCTTCTGACAATCCAAGCTGTTTTTTGAATTCAGCCTCTATTAGAGAATCCAACTCGGCGTCATTGATTGGCTCAGATTCTATTTTGACAGATTTTTCCTCAACAATTTCTTTTGTAGATTCAGCTATTTCTTCGTCTTGTTCATTCGCCTCTTGCTCTTGTTTATTTGCGGAATCTGTGCTTTCGTCACGTTTGCTCTCAACCTCTTTTGGACGTTCATTAGTTGAACGACTGTCTCCACCTATACGCTTGTCGCTAGAAGAAGAATCAGGCGACAAAGATTCCCCTGCCGCCTGACCTTCACTCTTAGAGCTTACTTGCCCTTTGGTTTCGGCCTCGGCTTGCCTTTGCCTCCCTTCGGCTTGCACTTCATTAGGATCACCTCCCTTCTTAGTCTGTGGAGCATCTTTTGTCTCCTCGGTGTTGCGTGACGATTTTACTGACACGGCGTCAGTTGTTTTCGTACTGCTGTCTTTAGTTGGCGACTTCTCTGCCTTACTGGATGGCTTAGATGCCACTAAATGTTTTGCGTAATCAATGCCTATCTTTGTGATATTAGCGCTGTCCCTGAAGCTTCCGTCCGGTGACATCAGCCGATTGTTTTCATCAACTACAGCTCCTTCGTTTACATCCTTCTCAATCAACTCCTTCAAACTATAAACTTTGTTGCCAACCCTTCTTTTGCTGCTAAGAACCTTGAGCTGACGACCTTTCACTTTTGGATCAGACGAAAGAAAGCCGCCAAAACTTGCTTCATATTCCTCTTGTTTTTTCTTTTCTGCTTTTTCTTGATCCTCTATTTTTTTGATTTCCGCCTTGCGTTCTTCATCGCGCTGCTTTGCTAACTCCGCCTCTTTTTGAGCATCCTCAAAAGTGTCATGGATAGTATCTCCTCCGCCTCTCTTTCCTTCTCCACGAACAAAATACTTTTTCTTTCCATTTGAGATGCTGCCATATATGCTGTACTTTGGCAAAGCTTCAATTTCTTCGGAAGTCTTTGGCATAGAAACATCAGAAGAATCGCTAGACTCTGAACTGTCTTTATTATCAAGCCAAGTTACGTCACCTTTCTTAACAGCATTGGCCTGCTCAACAACAGTTCCCATTAGCCTGAAATTGCCAAGTAGATCAATGAGCTTGCCATTGTTTACTCTGAACAAAGAATTGGGGTAACCTTTAAGAGTAAACTCCGCCCCTTCTTTTGCTTTAGACAAAAAGTCCCTTCTTGCCTCAAGAGTTTCTTTGTCAATTTCTTTTCGAGCTACGCTATCGTATGTCCTAATCGGAAACGCAGCCCTAGCATCTTCCCATTGCCTTTTCAGTTCATCGGCTTTCGGAGCTTCACTCCATCGCATTTTGTCGCCCAAGACAATCTCTGCCCACTCATGCGGGCGAGGCGGACCTGGCAAATTGGATAATCGCTGACGAATTCTATCGAATTCTTGCTTGTCTTTTGAATCGTCGAACTTTGGCTCCGCAGGCTTTCCTACTGACGTGATGTCAGTAGGCTTCTCCATCGGCTTAGCCTCCGCTGGCTTGCTCACTGACTTGGTGTCAGTAGGCTTCTCCATCGGCTTGGTCTCCGCAGGCTTTCCTACTGACGTGATGTCAGTAGGCAAGCTAACTGGTTTTGTTTCTCCAGGCTTATCTACTGACTTGGTGTCAGTACGCTTGCGTTTCTTTTCTTCGAATTTCGATATGTAATTAACAAAATCCTCGTCCGTAATTCCGTCACTCAGGGTTGGCAAAAAATCTGCAACAGCATTTTCTTTACTGTCTCTCCCCATCTCAAAAGCCGACTTGAGAAGCCTCAAATCTCCATTGCTACTAGCTGCAAAATCTTCCAGGTATTCATCGACAGTCATCGGCTCTCGGCCAGACTTGAAGGTAACTTTTGAACTTCCAATGTCCGGCAAATTCTCAGAATCCGTTTTATCAACAGGAAATTTCGCGCTATTCTTTTTCCTTTTCGCTATCTCCTCTGCTATCCTTGCTCTTGCCGCTTCTTCGTTTGTAAATTCTTCTTCTTCTTCGATCTGTTGCTTTTCGGCTTGTTTCTCGCCTTCTTGGATTTCATCGCTTTCAAGCTTGCGTTCGGATCGTATGGCATCTTCTGCTCCTTGGTCTGGGAAATTAACATCTGGCTGATATTCTTTCGGCAGACTGTCTGCCGATTCCTCTCTTTGGTCTTTCTGCTTGACCACCCATTTTTTAGCCTCCTCCCACTTTTGTTGTCTTTCTGCGCGAGAGGGCACACCTGTCAGGTCTTCCCTGTCACCGTTTACAATTTCTGCCCAATCGTAACGTCCCGGAACCTTGTCAAACGAGGCGATCTTGCGTCGTATCTGATCTACTTTCGCTTGATCTTCTGGACTCAACTTGGGCCTTCTCAAATCCTCTATCGCAGACTTGGCCGCCCCAGCACCGCCAACGGCACCCCCAACAATCCCGCCAGCAGCGCCCGCTTCCGCCCACTTCATAAAGTTTTGTCGCGTGAACAGCCGCTTCTCAGGTTCGTTTATCGTTTCATTCACGCTTCCTAAAAACTCTTGAAAGCTTTCTTGCAACGCTTCCGACCGCGCGCTCTTTACTGCATCCCACAAATACCCTGCGGCTGCTGCGACACCTTGCTCCTTAGCAACTTCCGATACGCCTTTGCTTTTTGCGAAAAGCTTCAAAGTATCCGGCACTGCCCCCATCACAGCCTCAGACACACCAGACAATTCCCCAAGGATCAATGCGCTTACTGGATTATCTATCCCGCTTTTCATGCCCTCGGCCCACATTCCACCGCCCTCATGTAACGCAGTGGTTTGGGAAGTTGTAATCGCAGCACCGGCTCTTTTAGCTAGACCTTTTTGTACCGCGCTAACAGCCATCGCTTTTGCGGCTTGCTGTGAAGCCCCTTTCTTAACATACTCTTTGGCAGTTTCTGCAATAGCTTTCTTTATTGCACCCTTTTTCACCACTCCTCCTATAAAACCAACAGGAACGGTGCCAAAATCAGCAGGGTCGGGACCAGGAACAACCATTGACCCGATTCCGGCACCAACAATGCCGGCTCCGACTGACTCTGCCAATGAAGGCAGAGCATTGCCAATTGTCCCAGAAACATATCTGCCCATGTTTCCAACACTACCAAAAGCCCCTGTCTTTTTGTCCGTCGAAAAGAAATCTGTAACGGTAGCAGGATTTTCTGATGCCTCCTCCATTTCTCTTTGGTATTTATTAAATCTTACTCTTGCGCCTTCCTCATCTCCTAATGCTGAATTAAGTAAGCCCATACCGCCATGATAAGTCGCTTGAAGCTCATCAACGCCACGAAGCAAACCCCGATAAAACTCACTTCGGTTTTCTAGGTTTTCTTTGGTTCGTTTGCGTTTTTCTCGCTCACGTCGCGCAAGAGCCAGCTTTTCAGAAATCGCAGAGTAATCTATGTTTTGATTGTTCATAATGTTTTCTTGTTAGTAACCTGGAATCGAGAACGACTTTCTTTCTTGGTTTCTTAGCTTCTTATCAAAATACATTTCCCTGACATCTGGAATAAAACTTTGTGACAACAAATACTTGTACATGTATTCTTTAGCATCTTTTTCCGACATCTTCCCTTGTTTCGCAATTGCTTTGACAACTTCTTCTTCGCTCGGCAAGCCTTGAAAAAAACGAACATACGGTCTTGAGCTGCGCAAGCCTAATTCTGCCGCCAAGTTTCCTAAATCATTGTAGTACAACTGAGACTTCAATTCAGAATCTTCTAAATTCAAATTTTTGAACACGTCATGCGCCGTTTTACCAGTTGCGTTTAACATAGCCGTCATATACGCATAGTTGTCCATCTGTCCGTTTTTTCTTAGATTATCCATGCGTGACAAAGCGCTTTTTACTGCGTTGCTATCATCAGACTGAAGCATAGGAACTAAGGAATCAATCTTCTTCTCTATCGGAATAGCTCTTTCCATTGAGTCAAGAATCTTCGCCGCCTCCTCGTCTCCGTTCAACGATCTTTCTATCAAATCATCCAACATTCCAGATTGCTCAATTTGACCTACAAGTTCCGCATTTTGTTCTGGATTGTTTTTATCAAAAAGGTCTGCCACCTGAGACGCCGGATCAGGCTTACGCTGTTTTTTTCCAGAAATAAAATCCTGGTAAGCCGTGTAGTTTTTGACAAGCCTTTCATGGGCCATGTCCATTAACGTATCGTGATCCAACCCTTCCGAACCAGGGCTATTTATGATTTCATTCATGGCATTTGACAGGTCTTTCTTGTACGCATCCGGATTTTGTCTGTAGTATTCTTCCGGCGATAGCGGCCCGTCTTCTTGTAATTGCCCAGGGAACAATTTTCCAAGATTGGAATCGTAAATATCTGCGTTGTCTGTCTGGTTTTGTGAATACTGTCCTGATTTCCTGTCTCGATAAAACACCCCCTTGTTCATCTCCTTTACCTGATCTGGCGGGGTCGAGGCTTGAGCTAAGTAATCTGCGCCAATCGCATTAGAGTTCATTATGTATTCTTCTTTGTTTGTGTCGTCCCAGTCTTTTCTGGACAACATTTGCCTGCGCTCCTCCAAGTATTCGCTAATGCTTTTAATCAAAGCTGGGTCTCTTATCCTGCCTTGCTCAATTGCTTTTCTTAGCTGATTGGGAATGAACTCTTGCGCTTGCCTAATTCTTTCCGCCTCCAGTTCTTGAATCTCAGCTTGCCTTCTTCGGTCAAATTCGTCTGCTTGACGCTTAAACTCAAAGTCCCTACGCTCATTTCTTGCTTTCGTTACAGCATCTTCCCTAGCGATTTGGTCTGCTATCAGCTTATCTTGACGCTTGTTCATCAAGTCCATGCGGCCACGCAATCGCAATTCTTCTTGAATACCAGCCTGATCTCTTAGCGCGACCATGTTCATGTCGTGTATGCGAGCTTTTTCGTTCTCAATAACGTCTTGAGCCATCTTTTGCTTTTGGAGCATGTAATCAAGACCATACTTACCACCACGACCGCCGCCTGCGCCGCCTCCGCCGCCAATTCCTGCTGTATCGTGACGTATTGAAATGCCCATGATTTGATTAACCCCTATATGCAAACACTATGATTTTACCAACTAAACGTGCTTAATCCACCTAGTATGATTGTATTTCCATCCAGGCTTTTCTAAAGAATCTCGAAAATCAGCGGTCGAATACTCAATATGCAAGCCTATATGATTTTTGACCCATTGTTGACCAAAAAACCAATCATCAATATGCCAATTTTGGTTGTGATTGCAATGAAACAACATTGGTCGATGAACAATGTTTAGCCCGATTCCGTAATGACGCATTAACGCCGGAACTGCATAATCCCATATTGGATGACCGATTGCAAACGGAAAATCATCAGGCAGTAACAACGATTGCTTTGGCGTGAAACTAAAGGCGTCAAGTCCGTATCGAAACTCTGTCACGATTCGCGGAAACTCTGCGTCATAGTTCCACCGCACGCCGATAAATTGGCTTGCCTCATCAAACGTCAACCATTCGTTGCACCCACGCAATTCTATGTCGCTATTGATAACTAATACGGGCTTATCCAGCTCTACAGAGGTCCTGGCTAGCCCACGTATTGTTTGTGTCGGATAATCAAATACAGTTCCGAGGTCTCTGGATTCAATAAACGTAACGCTAGGGAAATGATCGCGCAACTGTTCAATTTCTTCCGGTGTGTTTTTTGCGTAAACTTGAAGGCCAAATCGCTCCCAACTTGCGATACACTTTTGCTGATGTTCAATCTTATGTTTCTTAACAGAAATAGCTGTTACTGACACGATGTCATCACGTTTTGGATTGTCACAGAATTTTTGATCGTAGACCGTCAGAGCTTCAACCAAATCTAAATTGTCTTTACCCAGCTTCGCGTTGACAGCAGATTTTAATGAATGTTTCCATTCAAAATTGACAAAATTTCCAGGATGATTAGATCGCAAAAACGATTCATAAAAACTTTTGCAATCGCATCCATAGCTAGGAATCCCGCGAGACCATTCACACAGATCATCAAAACTATGCACCTTTTCAAATAGATCGTCCCAAAGTTTACGGCCTTTGACCGCTAGTTCCTCACGACTCTGAACAACACGGTATCGTTTCTTTCGATCTCCTTCGTTACGCTGCCCTGGACCACGGTTTTCTTCCCATGCTTGAAAATACTCTGGTTTGGTTCGACAAAGATGCCACAGGTGATTAGTTTTATCAACTTTGTGCCGACTACAATAACCAGCTACGGGACATTCGCAATTCATGCTTCCACCAAAGTTACTTTGTAAACGATCCTGGGGCACGTCGGCAAACAAAGAGTTTGACAACAAAACGGCACTTGTCCGAATTGACCAGGTTGCCCGCATGGACCAAAGAAACATGATAAACGAAGGTACTTGTACACTAGAGAAATCGGCTCACAAGTGCTTTCGTCAAATTCTGGATACTTGATCCATGTCGTTTCTCCAGCATCGTAGTCGGGATTTTCCCATTGAAACGCAATAGCTGCTGTTTGGTTATCAACTCCATTAAGCATCTGCAACGCGAGAACACGAAACACCCGGTCTTCGTCGTCGAGAGTTATGCAATTAACCTTGATCGCAAAAGTTGTTGAGCAAATCGTGGCGTTACCACTAATCCATTCGTCTCGATTGTTACCAAAGAGGTCTAAGTCTAGCTCAAAGTCATTAAGAGGACAATTTGGCTCGCTTATGTCTGACTCAACAAGTTGAAAAATCGCTTTGAGCCTGTTTGGAAAACATCTAGTTTCCGGTTCGAATCTATCCTCTGGTTTTTCTCCTTTTAGACAAAAGCATCCGCATGGAAAGCAATCTAAATCGTCAATGGCCGTTACCCAGTATTGCCAATTATCAAATGCTCCTTCAATAAATGAAAAATTGCCTACTTGAAATCCTCCTACGTTGTAGCACGGCTCTCCTTCATTTTCGATACACGTAGCTGCAACTGGGACCATGCCGCCAAAACTGCCAAGAGAACCACGGAGCATCACTCCAGGCTGATAACAAGCAAACGCGTCTGCTTCATCTGCTGATGGACCTCCGTAGCCAGCACTAGGCCACGGGTGCTCGACACTTACTGGGTCTCCATCGCCATAAACTGTAATTCGAATTCTTGCATCTGGCGTATCCATATTTAGAGGCTCGTACCAAACTTCATAGCCACTATTTTGCGGATGGCCACCACGAACCTTATAAACAGCTCTTGACCTCAATTCCTTTAGCCGAAAATTAGCAATCCAACTGCCTTTATCATGTTGCGGCTGGTGGCAAATTGTTGTCGCCAATGACCCTGGATTTCCGTTGTCCGTCACGTACTGATCCGTGAGACTCCAATCTCCTGACAGAACACGCCATCGCCCGCTTGGTGGCGTTGCATCTGCCCTATTAAAATTATCTTGGCCAAGATCGCAACCAACGTCGCAGCAACACCTCCTAGTTGGCATTATGTGCAATCCCTGTAAATAGCCGTATCTGGTACACAGCATCTATCATCTGCCGACCAGTAAAGCACCAAATGATCACATTCTTTTGTCTGATCCATCGTCACCGCCCAGACTTCATGCGCCCAGACACAGTATCCCACCACGTCTATGTCAAATATGCACCCTTTCCTGTCATGCACCCTGACCGTCTGCCCTAGTAAAGCTTTGTTTGACGATTCGATAACAAAGACATCAGCATAATTCAAACCAGCCAAATCTGAATCAGTCTCTACCCCTACTTCAGACGCGATGCCAGTAAGAGTGTTATTGCTTGTGTTGCTGCCATCAATAAGAAGCCAACTAACCAACACTCCATTATGATCTACAAGGAACTCTATGGCATCATCCAAGCTCTCTGGTTGCCCACCATCTATCCCATTTTTAGCCACGCCAGGATTTTGACCCAGCCGAGTTTGTATTTCCACAGGAGAAGGTGGAACATACATCTCATTGCCCTGAGTAGGGACAAGAGCAGGGTAAACATCAGCCTTCCTGTAAATGCCAACAAACCTTTTTCCGTAAGGCTTTGCCACGGATATCCCAGGTTTTTCTAGGATTCCCTTCTCGTAATCAACAAATCGCAGCATCCTTGGATCAAAGCCGCGACACACGACATAATTTTCGTAAATGTCATCTTCCGCTATTTGAAACAAAGCGCAGTACGGAGTCAGACCGTACATTTTCAGGTTGGCGTTTCGTCCATGAATAGGATTGTACGGCGGAAATATCTTAAATTCTGGCGTTGGCCGCCTTCGCTTGCGAAACATACCGCCCTCTTAGTTAGGTGTTAGCCATCCACCACCCGAATCTGCCAAACCAGCAATCATCTGTGACATGTCTTTCCACTCAGGAGCTATATCTTCCCTGCGTTCTACAAATGAATAAAGACCAATAAGAAGCTTGTTTCTTTCGTCTAGCTGGTACGCCATAAGCTGCCTATTCTGGTCTGCAATCGTTTGCCATCCATCAAGCCGTTTAATGGCAACATTCATCTTTTCTACAATTACCTTGTGCTTATGCTCTGCTAAAGTAACGGCGTTTTGCATCAGAATTGAAGAATACCGTTCTTTGCCAGATATGAGCGCCCTTAACGCTTCCTGTGTCTGCTGCAACAAAGAATATCTTTGGCTAATATCAACCCTGACAACATCTTGCTTTGCAGCATACTCTTTGTCGAATCCAGCCAAAAACAAAGACTCGACTTGTTGCACCTGTTCGTACAATTTGTGCGTTTCCCCGTTCTCCCATTTGGCAAACACATCCTGTAATTGGTAAACCCTATCTAACGACTCAATGGTTCTTTGCCTTACTTCCTGCAACTTAGCATACAAATTTGACCTCACCTCCAACGCAAGCTTTTCATTAGCGTCCTTTGATGCAAATATCGCTTGCTTGCCAGCCAAAACCCTGTTTCGTATCTCTTGCTGCAATCCGTAGGTGTTGCTTATAAGAGACGCTTGGTATCTCAAAATTTCTTGCCTAACTCCATGCAACTGATTGGCACCATCTAAATTCCTGCTCCGCATTGTCAATTGTTGCTCATAAAGCCTGTGCTGGTTCTCCAGTTTTTCCCGCATCAGCCTGTCATTCAAAGCCTGAATTCTTTCGTCTCGATCTCTATGGTTTCTAGCCGTCACGTCAGACACGATCTTTGACGTAAACAAACCTTGACTAACTAGCCTCTGAAGCTGTGCCGATAAATTTGCAGCAAACTCCTCATTGATTCTGGCCAGCTCCTCGCTTCCCAAGCCATTCAAGAACCCTCTCGCCACATCAGCATGTTGCTCGTAATCAAGAGAAAGCCTGTTCAGTATTGTCTGGTATGACGCTGCATATGAATTAGCCAACGCACCTGAACTGGCTTTTATAGAATTCAAATCCAATTCCACGTCCGTAAAATCCGACTCCATTTGCAACAAAATGCCGTTTACTTCTTGCACATAATTAACGACATTCGCGTTTAACTTTGACAGCAAGCTTTCAACGTCTGATGCGTGTGACGTGTAGTTATTAGCAAGTATTGTGAATTGCTGTCTATAAGCATTTACATGGCTTTCAAGAATTTCCTCAAGCCCTGATATTTCAGACAAAACCTTGCTTAAATGCGACGCAAAATTCTCGTCAATCTCAGCAAGCTTTGCCCTGTATTCTGCTATGAATTGCTGCAAATTTACTATCTGATTTTGCAGGAGCGTTTCAATCTTTGTTGCGCTGGTGCTTGCATTGCTTTCTAAATCCGCAAGCCTCATGTCCATTTGATCGAGAGCCAATCTTGCTTCTTCTGCATCCAAAACCATTTGGCTTTTATTTTCTGCGATCAGCTCCTCAATCTCATCCATGTACTTGTCAAGGTCGGCAAGGTAGACACCTGCTTGAGCATTTTGCACAGCCGTTTGCGCATCAAACTGCTCGTGCGACGTGTCTATCAACTTCGTCCAGTTGGCCAAAATCTGATTGTACCGGACCTGATTTGCTGTTCTGGCATCATTGGCCGCAATCGTGTAAGAATTGCACAAGCTCAATAAGACCTGCTGCGGCGTAACGCCAAATCTTCTAAGATTGAAGTAATAAGTAGGCGGCGTAGTGTTAGCAACCAAACGCATACCGGTTATTTCCCAGCCTTGCGCAATAAGCCACCCCATGACATTTTCAGGAACATCTGAAACAGTCTGCTGAGTCCACCAAATTGACAAATACGGGTTGGCAACTCTTGGCAGCCAAAGCTCGCTCTGATTTGGATGCTGTTCCGGCGTGTTTGGAATAGGACTGTAATTGCTCATGTCAGATTTGTTCCTGAAATCATCCAGCGAGTTGCGGTTATTTTTATAGCAGTGGCAATACCATTAGCCGCAAGAGTTCTTGATCCTGTTGCTCCACTGCCTGCTAACACTAAAGTATCGGAAGCTATAGCAATCGTGATAGTACCAGCAGATGTGTCGTTCACAAACGTAATTTGTGTTCCAATTGGATAAGGAACATCGGCATTGGATGCAATGGTCCAAGTCCTCGCTGCCGTGTCGGAAGAAGGGTGATAAATATGGCAGTTGGCATCGCTAATCGTCGTTGTATATGCTTCCGATCGAGAATTTTGCGGAACTAATTTGGTGCTTATTTGATTTTGATGCCAAGAGGCTGCTGTATTACCAGTAGTCAAAATACAAGTAAATATCGCTTCGCAACCGCTTCGTAAAACAAGCACCGCGTCTCCACCAGAACTATTGACCGTCACAGCTCCCGTTGATCTGTTGACTATTCTATAAAAGAACCCAAGCTCTAAAGTGCTTACAACTGGCAGAGTCACTGTCTGATTTGCTGTACCAGTGAAAAACTGTGTCCTGTTGCTTGTTGCCGTCAGAACGGTATTGCCTCCAGCAGTAACCGTTGTCGTGTAGCCACCATGAGGCATGGCCCAGATACCATCCGCACGCATAAACTGCAATGTGTTGTTCGCCAACTTTGGCATCAATCCATGCCTTAAAGCAGTAGCGTTCAGATTTGTGTTGTCGTCCGGCGTTGCGAACTCATCCAGCTTTATCGCCTTTGCATCAAGCAAATACCGCGTACTCCACACCTGCCCTATAGTTGCCTTTCGATTTGCCCCTCCCTCACTTAAAAGAAGCAAATCATCATTTGTGACAGTAGCATCCACTAGAACTGTCAGGTCGATATTCTCCGAAGTTACCCCCGAAACATACGACGCAAGGTCATCAACATCAAGCCTATACGTCGTCGAACCTCGTCGCATCCAAACATCGTCGCCTGCCTGTACAGTCGGATCAGCAGCAACCTTGTTCCAAAGGCTAGTTTCAATGTACGACACAACATTTGCGAGTGTTGCTTTCTTATTAACACCGCCATCATTAACCAAAAACAAGTCGTTGTTCGAAAGCACAGCAGTCGCCAGCGCGTTTATATCAAGACTTCCCGCTAACACTCCGCTTGCGTATTCCACAAATTCATCTACATCAAGCTTATAGCTAGTTGATCCACGACGCATCCAGATATTGTCACCTGCCTGTACGGTCGGAGAGGCATAAGCCTTGTCCCACATTTCTAGCTCTACATACGACGCAATGTTTGCTGCTGTTATTTTCTTCGGGACAGAGCCTTCAATGACATAAAAAACATCAGCATCTTCAAGCACTGTTAGTCCTGGCAATGCCGCAACATACGCTCGATAGTCCGACCAAAGCCTAGTTTCAAGCTCTGCAAGAGTCGCTTTTCTAGCGTTTGCACCGTCGCCAATCAAAAACAAGGAACCAGAAGCAAATGTTGCTGCCGTTAGTCCGGTCAAATCTAAAACATTTGCTTGAATCCCGTTTAAGATATTAGTTTTGAGCTGCTCTACTGTCACGCTCAATGTTGTTCCAGCCCTGCCAATTAGCAGCTTGTCGCCCACAGCAATAGGATTCCCACTTGGCGCTGACCAGCCCGAGGCCAAAACATAGGTTGACAAAATACCAATATCTAGCTTGAATTGCGTGCCAGACCTGAATATCAGGAAACTGTCTCCATTTGCTGCTGCAACTGCACTTGTTGCATCATTTTGAGTGGCAACGACGTATGACGCTATATTTGCTCCAGTTGCAGTTCTGCCTACATTGCTTCTTTCCAACAAAAACACGTCTGTAGCATTGATCGCCCCACCCAATGCTGGGTAAGTATCCCATGCCGATGCTATCACATCAGATGCTATTCTTGACTGCATGTAGCTCGACAATGACAACGCAGTAACTTTGCTGGCAACTCCACCGTTGTTTATGTAGAACACGTCTCCATCAGCAACACTAACTACCGATGGCAATGTTCCCAAATATGACAAAAACTGCGAATGAACACGACTTGCGACGCTTGCAAACGTCGTCTTTCTAGCCGTGGTCCCTTGCGCCACAACGTACTGGTCTGAATCCGCAAGGGTTGCCACTGACAACCCGGCAATTTGAGTCCCAAGACTCGCTATCCCTGAGTTGATAAACGTCCTTACATCCTCAATATCAATCTGCTTGAGAACTCCCCCATCTACATAAAGAATCTTGTCTCCCGAAACAATTGATGTCTCAACTCCAATCGCTTCTAGCTTGTCAACAATCCAGTTAAAGAAGTTTTGTGGCGTGATAACTTTTGCCACATCCGACTGAAATACGTTGAGCTTGTCAGAATCATTAACTGTCGTGATGATCGGCGATTGATGCAGCTTATCTATTGCAAATGCTGCTATCAAAGCTGCCGTTGCATGTTTAGAAGTCGAAACATCAAGCAACGGCAATTTTTCTGGACCTGTCAATACATCAACAGCAAGGCTGTTCATCCAGTCTTCAAAACTAATGTCAGGCATGGTTACCGCCACCTTCCACTTGGTTCAATGAAACAACGCGCGCCTTCCCAGGCCCAATTCCCACTATTAGCAGACAGCAAAAGGACCATAAATTTACCCCTAGCTCTAGGATAAGACCTATGGTTAGCTCCTGTTCCAGTCCAGACACCCATTCCCTGAATACCAGTTGGCGTGTTACCGTCAACCAGAGATTCTATCGCTGCTTTGGCGTTTTCCGCTACTTGCTCTGCTGTGTCAGCAACCAAAATTCGCCAAGTGACATTTACTGATCCCTGAGCAAGAACGCCATGTATTTGCGTCAGCCTTCCAAAAGTCGCGCCGTCACCTAAAGCTATCGGCCCTATAGCAACATGAGACCCTGAGTACCCTACTTTGAAAGGCCAAAAACCTTGTCGTTCCGTATCAAACAACCAAGAAACTTCCGCGTCTGGAATATGAATATACACACCCCTTGTTTCGTGATCGTACTGAAGCACTGTATTGGTATTGTTCACTCCAGTTAAATGTTCTGGTATTACGTTCTCAGAAATCGCTTGAAGCCCTTCGCCCGAAGCTGATACGGTGTACAAACCGTGCGACGACAAAAAATAGTAGCGATCAAGATGGTCTCGACACCATGCTTTAGCACCTACCATCCCAACTTCTCTTGAAATGTTTCTGAGTGTTCCGTCTGCCGTAGGATCACCCTGAATTACCCAAAGAGAGTTGCTTGTCGCTGCCATCATGTATGCGTCTTTGTGTGGAATTAGTGACACCACGTCAGCACCTATCTCGCCCGCTTCAGCCAATTGAATGACATAAGCCCTGCCTGCATCACTAATATCAACACTCAAATCCCAGTCTTTGTAATCGCCTTGCCGACTTGCAAATATCAATCCGCCTGAAGGCCGAATTAACCGTGCGCGATACAAACACTGCGCTGGATGACTTTCTGGTGCGTCTTCTCCTGGATCAACAAACTCAACGCCGCCACTTCTGTTGGCCACAACATCGACGCCAACCAAAATGTGATTCCCGTCTGAGTCGGTAATTCGATTACCATTCCCATCCGTTAAATACCGATTTTGCGTTGCTGCTCCAGGCAAAACCGCTGTAGGTGACCATGATCCACCTCGCAGCCTGCCAGTAAAATCTTCCAAGCGAACATTGAGCGCCCAAGGTGCAAAATAACGATCTCGCCTACCAGCCTCTTGCCGAAAGGCCACACGTCTACTCACACCAGAAGGAAAAACAATCTCTTTGTTCGCCATGCTCAAATTATGGCGCTGCTACTGGAACACCGGCAACGGCACCGTTAGATGCAATTGTCAAGCCTTTCCAGTTGGTTGCGCTTTCGCAAATCAAAACGGCCATCATGTTAGCAGCAATGGCCGAAGAAGCGTTTACGCCTGTTCCGCCGTTAATACCAATAGACGTTGCATTGCTACTCCGAATCCTTCCGCCTGTCGCTGCCCCCGCGATAATCACGATTCGCCCAGGGACCGGAGGAGGAAGAACCAACACATTATTAACATTTCCCCAGACTGGCTGAACGATCATTATAAATCGCTCGTCTGGAATTTGAACGCCAGACGAAGTAGCACTGAGAGAAACCGTTCCTGCGCCTTGAACAGAAAACGCATTTAACATATCAGCCAAAATTCGATGCGACATACCGCACACTCCTTCAAGTTAATCTTTCAAAGTAACGCTAACTTCGCCAGCTACATTGCCAACGATTCTTAAAAATCTTGAACCGCGAAGATCCAATGGAATCGGATGCGCCTGACCAGCAGCAACCGTCTGAACAATTGCCGATCCATTTGCGCTAAAAGCCGCTAAATACGGACCATCCTTATTTAGAGCAGTAAGCCAAGTCAGACTCGTAATAGCCGATCCACTAGGAACGAAAACCATGCCATTTTGAAAATCTCTAAACTCAATGGTTGTACTGTTAACCACGTTTGTCGCAACCGATACAGAATTCAGAGAAATACTGTAGGCTTGATTTGTCATAATGATTCCCCATCAAAAATTATCTGGCCTATGCGCTGTTCTCGCAGCCTGTAATCATAATCAAAAACGCTAAACCTTGCACGCTCGCCAAATGGAGCATCTGGACCAAGCGATTTCGGTGAACTTCTTTCTTGGTCATTTTTTATCGCCAACGCGATCATTTCCTGGTATCTCTTTTCGTGGACATGCTCTCTTTCCTCAAAATTATGCTCCGCTGCTGCTAGGCAAGCCTCTAAAATTGTCTGGCTCAACAATTCGCCGCCAATTGGATAAGGATTGGACTCGTCTATCATTGTTGGCCTTAAAATCATCGGAACTCTTAAAACGTATTCCTTGTCAGGTAAAGGATAGAACGCCAAAACTTTCCTGCTTCCAACATTAGGATCAAACCGAGTTGTTCTGACACTGTAAAAACATGGCCTGTTAAACTCTGGATTGCTTTCCAGCAGCTTCCTGATTGTTGCATCGTGCCTTTGCTCAACAGATTTGTACCACCTGTTCGATTCTGGATAATAAGTAAGATCACTGTCGTTTGCCACGCTTTCAAAAGCAGCATCAAGCTCAACTTCTGGCTTAGATAGTTGAAAATTATTGGCGTCAGCAATGGTTACAGAATTATCTTGTAACGTAATTTGCGTGTTGTTGTCCCTTGTTTTTACGTGATAATACCTGCCTCCTATCTTAATCACTGCACCGGATGCCCATGCAGGAAAAACCCCTCCCGTCAAAGTTACAACTCCCGATGCGACGGTCACTGTTCCGGTCGAATAAGGCTGGGTTGTAGTCACATCCACCAAAGGACGAAAAAACGACCAATTATGAGACGAATAGACTCTATGCAAACCATCTCTAATGCAATCATTTATGTCTGACAACTGGTCTGTACTAAATCCATCTCGAATCCCAAAAAGATAATGCCCAACTCTTTCTAAAAGACTTGAATAGCTAAACGCCATTCCTCCAACAGACATTCTGGGAGAAAAATCTACTTCAAAACGGTATGTCGCGTTTTGATAAACAAATTTAACGTAAGCGGTGTAAGAAACGCCTATCGTGTCAGCAAACTGATATTCATAAGTTCCTTCAGAGACCCTAGTCATTGCAGTGTTGTTAGCAGCAATCACATCATTTGTGTCATTGCGTTTCACTCCGAATGTTTCTGTAGGATCGGAAAGAACTGCTGACGTAACGTCAGTTGGAGACCCGTCTACCTTAAAAACTTTACGGACTATTCGATACATTATTGCACCGTAATGCTACGGTCCTCCACTGTTATGTTCGCAGACCCAGAAGACAAATTAAAAAAACCCTTGGCCTCATTCCAGTTTGCTGGCTGACCCGCCCCCTCAAAGAATCGCCATAGAGTACTTTTCGACTCGTCCAGAGCTGCTTGATATCTGCCTAGATTCGGTGCAGATTGCTCAACCAACTGAACTCTGTGCGTTATCCAGTCGGCCAACGAATACCCATCCGGATAAGCGTAGATCGTCT